TCACTTCTATCATGCGTAGTATACCATAACATGGAGGTGTTGTCAATATCAATTTTATTTATGACTGGTATTAGAATAATCGATAACAAATTGTAAACTTTTCCTTGTTTCTGCACTGTTACGGCTGTACAATACCAATAGGAGGTGATACCATGTCCAAAACATATTATCGTGTGGTCCATCCGACCGGTCAGTTCGTCTGTGATGGTGATTATAGGCCAAAGCGATACTGGTCATTGGAGGAAGCAATACAGCGGGCCCGCGTCATGTCTGCAATCTATGAGAAGCCGATTGAGATACGCAAGTTTCCCGACCCATATATAACAAGGAGGTTTATCGATGTACGACAATAAAACATGGGAAGTTGTCTTCCAGCATAAAAACGGGGCGCTTTACTTTTGGCGGTACACCGGCCAGCGCCCGCCCACACTGGCACAGATCGTTGATGCTATGCCGGATGAAAAATGGTCCCTTATTCAAGTGCGGGAGGTGGTTTGTACATGGCGCGAGCGATAAGACGTAGACCGTTCAAGTTTTCATACGACATTGCGGCTTATTCTTTGGTTTCCGATATGCGGGAGACTCACACACGTAAGGAATTACTCGCAGAATACAATCGAATGCGGGCCGAAGCGCTGTCCCGCATGAAAGAGCTAAAAAACTCCGAATACGTCAACAGTGCCCAGTATCTAACCAACAAAGGACGCTTCCGCGGCGGCTCTAAGATGAACAAAACAGAGCTTTCCCACGCCATGCGGGACGCGGCCCGGTTTCTATCTTCAGCAACGTCTACAGTTCAGGGCATGCGCGAATTCGAGCGCCGAACAGTCCAGACGTGGCGCGAGGTATATGGGTATACTTTTATCAATAAGAACAATGTGGGCGACTGGGGTTATTTTCTGGAATGGGTAAAAGAAAACAATCCAGACCCTTACGATCTGAACGAAGTGGCCGCGCAGTTCCAGCAGATGGAGCGGTATCGAAAGAAGACCCCGGCGCAACAGGCAAAGGCGAAGCAGGAGACGCGAGAAGCTTTTGAGGAATTCCAAGCATACCGCAAAGAGCGGGTGGCAAGGGCGGAAGCTACGCGCCGTTTCGGCCCAGATCGCGTATCTTCCGCCGATCTACGAAACAGAGGTTATTAACCATGAAATACTACACTACGGCGGATTTCCCGTTATCCACAATTAAAAACTGTGATATCGAGCGCCGTAGTGTAGGCAATCAGGGCACCACCGCCCGGCGCGTATACAAACAGATGTTGACCGGCTTTGACATAGAAACAACACGTATCCCCGCCGAAGATCAATCCTTTATGTACGTCTGGCAATGGTATTTTGAGGGTGTGGGCGTTGTCATAGGACGGACTTGGCGGGAGCTCCGTTTGTTCATTATGCAGATTGAAGCGGTATTGGACAACGCCATGCTGGTGGTGCTGGTTCATAATCTCTCATATGAATTTCAGTTTCTGCGTGCCGTCCATGAATGGAAAACCGATGAAGTGTTTGCTGTCAAGTCCCGGCGCGTTCTCAAAGCCACCATGAACAACAAGCTTGAATTCCGTTGTACCATGCTCCACTCCAATATGTCCCTTGCCACATGGACAGCTAAAATGGGCGTGGAGCATGGTAAGCTGTCCGGCGAGGAGTTCAATTACGATGTCATGCGCTATCCGGATACTCCGTTATCTGATCAGGAGATTGCCTATATCACCAATGACGTTGTTGGCATGGTGGAAGCGTACCGTGCCGAAATGGAGCGCGACAGCGACAATCTCTACAAAATCCCCCTCACGTCCACCGGCTACGTTCGCGCCGACAGCAAGCGCGCTATGCGTAACAGCGGCAAGGTGGTCAAGACCATATTGCCGGACTATGATATATACAAGATGCTTCGCAAGGCGTTTCGCGGCGGCAACACACACGCCAATAGATATTATTCCGGGATGATACTTGAAAATGTTAAGTCGGCAGATCGCTCCAGCAGTTACCCGGACGTGATTTGTAATTGTAAGTTCCCCATGACCAAGTTCCGGGAGATCGTCAATCCCGATATATGGAAAGTCGAAAAAATGATGAAAGACCGCCGCGCGGTGGTCTTCACAATCCTGCTCCACGACGTGGAGCTTTCCGACCCATACAATGGATTTCCCTATATCAGTGTCGCAAAGTGCGCGGCCTGCGTCCGGTCCGGCAACGACAACGGTCGAGTTCTGAACGCGGACTTTATTGAAATGACCGTGACCGATATTGACTGGCGTATTATCAAAAAGCAATACGAATTTTCTGACGTTCAGGTTACGAAAGCCTATTGGAGTCATTACGGCTATTTACCCCGCGCTCTGATCGTGAACACAATAGACTACTACACCAAGAAAACCAGCCTGAAGGGCGTGGACGGTCAACAGCTACTTTATGATAAGTCCAAAAACCTATTGAACGGTATTTACGGCATGATGGCACAAGACCCGGTAAAGCAGGATATTATTTATCACGAAGGCACCGGCGAGTTTAGCGAGGATGACGCGCCGCCTGAAAGTCTGTTAGCGGAGTTCTCCAAACACGCATTTCTTGCCTACCAGTGGGGTGTTTGGATAACAGCATGGGCCCGTCTCCGGCTTCAAGAGGGAATAGACCTATGCGGTCATAACTGCGTATACGTGGATACCGACAGCTGTAAATATCTGGGTGAAGTGGATTGGACAGCCTATAACCGTAAGCGCGTCCGCGCCAGCGCCCAGAGCGGGGCATACGCCACCGACCCGCACGGCAAGCGTCACTATATGGGGGTATTTGAGGACGAGGAACCATACACCAAGTTTAAGACGTTGGGCGCAAAGAAGTATGTGTTTGAACACGCAGACGGCAAGCTTCAAGTTACCATTGCCGGAGTTAACAAAAAGAAGGGCGGCGCGGAGCTCGCCCGCCGGGGCGGTATTGAAGCATTCCGCGAGGGCTTCACCTTTATAGACGCGGGCGGCACCGAGAGCGTGTACAATGACTCCACCCCATACGCGGAGCGTGTTTTAAACGGGCACAAAATTGAAATGTCCCCGAATATCTGCATACGGCCCAGCACGTACACCGTTTCCCTCACTGACGAGTATAGAAAATTGTTAGAAACTTGCAAAAATTTCTGTTGACAATTTGTAGCAGATATGTTACTACAATAATGCCGACAGGGCAAGGAGGAAACGAAAATGAAGCGTTTTGAGAGACCGACCGAGTATAGGAAATGCGCTGATGGGACACTGGCCATTGTATATGGACACAGTTCGTGAATGGGAAGCGGATGGCTGGACGTTGCGTAGCACATATTACGAGTTCCTGAGTTTTTGGAAATTTGACAAGGACTAATTTAATTTGTCTGACCCTATCGGACATATACGGGGGAGAAAGTGAGAACATTATGAGCAAGACATTGACCCTGACCATTTTTGCAAAGACCCGTAAGACCAAGGACGGCCGCGAGTTCAAGATCTATTTAACCACCCTGCCGAACGGTGAAAAGGTTAAAGTCAAGTTCCCGGGAGACTGCGACAAGCCCAATCAGTTCCCCTGTAATATTGATCTCATGCAGGATGGTTGTAACCTGTCTACCGAGAAGTACACTCGCACGGTCGAGGACAACAAGATTGACCCCGCCACCGGCGAGGTAGTCGGCACCGAAACCGTGCAGGAGAAAGCCGAAGCCAAGGTGCTGTGGATTTCTGCATGGGCCTACTCCGCCGAGGAATACCGCGACAGCTCTATGGATGAGTTCTTTTAAGGAGGTTTAAGCATGACGGTCACTTTTCTGACTGACAACATCAAGATGGGTCGTACGGGCATTTCCTACCCGTTTGTGCTGGAAGTTCCCGAGTTCGGCCAGATCGCCGGAAGAGTGACCGAGACACAGCGGGGCGCCACGTCTGTGGCGTTCCCCGCCGGTGTAAGGTCACTTTCCGCCGTAGCGGGGTTTATTCTCTGTGAATTTCAGAAGCAGGTGAACACCGAGTGAAGATATTTGCACCTAACGGCTATCTGGATATGGAAAAGATCATTTCCAGCCCGTACCATTTCATTATGGTACTGACAGGCCGGGGCACTGGAAAGACTTTCGGCGCTCTGGACTATCTCCGTAAACGCGCCACCAAGGGCGACCGGTTCATGTACTTCCGCCGTCTCCAAACACAGATTGACATAGTGGCAAAACCGGAGTTTTCCCCCTTTAAGAAGCTGGACGCGGTACGCCACACGGTCACGGATGTAAAAAGCCTATCGAAGCAGACCGCCGGTTTCTATGATGATAGTACCGGAGATTTGCTGGGCTATGCGGCGGCGGTTTCCACATTCGCCAACCTACGTGGTTTTGATGGTTCCGATATCGGCACGATCTTATTCGAGGAATGCATACCGAAGCTCTACGAGTCGAAAATCCGTGACGAAGGCGCGGCCCTGATGGACGCTTACGAGACGATCAACCGTAACCGCGAGTTGGAGGGTGACGAGCCGGTCAAGCTGGTATGTATCGGGAATAGTAACAATTCCGGAGCAGACCTTTTATGTTATCTCAATCTTGTCTCCCGCGTGGAGAAAATGAAAAAGAACGGTACAATGGTCTACACAGACCCCGCGCGTTCCCTGCTGTTGATCGTCCTAAAAGACTCCCCTATGGGCGAGAAGAAAGCAGATACAGCCCTCTATCGGTTTTTAGGACGAGAAAGCGACTATGCAAAAGCCGCGCTGGACAACGAGCCGCCGGAGGAGTGGGGCGAATTTACCGGTAAGCTACCGTTAAAGGAGCTGTCCCCGGTCGTATCCGTGGGGGAGATTACAGTCTACCGTCACAAATCCCGCCACACGCTCTATGTATCCACGCACAAGCAGGGAAGCCCGCCCACCTACGGCACCGGTCAGAACGACATGAAGCGCGTAAAGACCCTGTACCGCTGGATATGGCAGGCGTACATTACCCAGCAAGTCATTTTTGAGGAAACAGTCTGCGAAATTCTATTCACCAAGTATTTTAGTTAAGGAGGAATATAACAATGGCAAAGAACAAATGGGAGAATCTGAAAGCGGAACTGGAACGCGGACAAGAGGAATTCGCTGCCATTCCGAACCCCACGGCGGAACAGTGTGGAATGTGTCAGGCATATAACTATGTGTACGCGCGCATGCGCACACTGGATGCATTAGAAAAAAAGCTTGACAAAGCCTAAACCATGCGCTATACTTATCGCAAGATGGGCGGTGGGTGTCCATATGCAATCGCCGGAAGCGAGGACGCGCACCGGGCACGGTGCATGAGCCCACCGCCCTATCATATTATAATGGAGGGTTCACACCATGAAAGTATACCTGATTTGTGTTTTGGCCTTTATTCTGGCCGATATCCTGACCGGACTGGTCAAGTCCCTTTATGAAAAAGACTTCAAGTCCTCTGTCATGCGTCAGGGCCTTTTCCACAAGGCGGGCGAGCTGATGGTGTTGGGCCTGTTGTATGGCGTGGAGTATGCGGCTCCCATGCTGGGCATCACGTTCGAGTTGCCCACATTTCGCGCCGGAGCCTGCTACTGTATTTTGATGGAAGTGGGGAGTATCATTGAAAATATTAGACCGTTCACTCCCGCCATTTCCTCTATTTTAAGGAAGGATGAAGACAATGCCGATTGATGTTTATCTGTCCCCGGCATATCACCGGCAAAACAACTGCTGTTATCACCGGCCGGACGGTCGGCCCTGCTATGAGACACTGCACAACAACGAGTATCTAGACGTGCTGGAAAAGTTCCTGACGGCGAACGGGATCACCTATGCGCGCGGTCCGCGCCGTGTTCCCATGTCAGACGAGAACGGCACGGAGCTGATGAACAGGGCTATTGCGGAAAGCAATAAGCTGAACGCAAAGGTTCATTTCGTGAGCCATACTAACGCGAGCAGTAACGGAACCGCTAGCGGATACCACCCTATGTATTATGCATACAGCGATAACGGAAAGAAACTCTGTGAGCTGTTCGCCAAGTATCGCCGGGAGGTGTATCCCGGTACGGTGAAGTGCATACCCCGCCCCAGTGGCTACGGCGGCAATCTGGCGGAGCTACGAAACACCACCGGCGTTTGTATTTATCAGGAGCACGTATTCCACGACAACGCGCAGGACGCCGCTTGGTTCCACACACACATGGAAGACATTGCCCGCGCTGATACAAAGGCGTTGTGTGAGTGGTTTGGTAAGACGTATGTGGAACCGGACCAGGACGAACAGGAAACAAGCGCGCCCCGGTTCGGACTGGACTATTCCAAGTCTGACGGATTTAGCTGGTACGTTGATGGCATCAAGACCACACCGCGCGGCTTTATGGACGCGCTGACAAGTTTAATGGAGGACTGACATGAATTATTCAGATATTATCGCGCTGGCCCGCGCAGGGTTCACCGCACAGCAGATAGCACAGATGTCACAGGCGGAGCAGGTCCCGCAGGAGCCCGCTCCCGCACCGGTTCAGCAGGAACCCACCCCTGCACCGGTTCAGCAGGAACCTACCCCCGCACCGGTTCAGCAGACCCCGGATCAGTTGTCCGCGATCCTTGCGGAAATGCAGACGCTGAAGCAGACAATGCAGGCGCAGAATAGGCAGAATGCGGAGCTTCTCCCGCCTACGCCGCAGAGCGCGCAGGATATCCTGTCAAGTATTATCGCCCCGCCGAAGAACGGGGAGAAATAAAGGAGGTAAATACAATATGAATAGCATGACCTTTTCCCAGGCGGCAACTGTTCTGACCGATATTGTCAAGCAGGCAACCGGTCAGGAAGCAATTGCTGCGATTACCACGCCGCAGGATTTTGTGGCAGTAGCACAGACCGCGCTCAAAACGGGCTATGACCCCGTTATTAACGCGATCTCCCAGATTTGGAGCCGCACCATCTTTTCCGTACGTGACTACCGGACACCCATGGACTCCCTGATGATGGATATGCCCCGCTATGGTAACGCCCTGCGGAAGCTGTCCCCCGTCAGTGGTGAGATGGTGGACGATGACCGGTACAAGTACCCCGTGGCCTACGACGCCACCAAGACGCAGAACCCTCTGGGCAACGGCGAAAGCGTGGATATGTATGCCATCAAGAAGCAGGAGACACTCCAGACCAACTTCTATGGCACCGCTGTCTATGAACAGCATTATAGCATGTTCCGCGATCAGTTCGACGCCGCCTTTGAGAGCGCCGACGAGTTCAGCCGCTATAATGCCATGTGCATGACCGAGCGCATGAACGACCGCGAGAGCTACAAGGAAAGCATTGGCCGGGGCATACAGGCCAACTTTATTGGCGGCCTGCTGTCTGAGGGTAACGCGAGTCGGGTTATCCACCTGCTGACCGACTACAACGCCGCCACCGGCCTGTCTCTGACCGCTCAGAGTGTGTACCAGCCCTCTAATTTCGCGCCTTTTATGCGCTGGGTGTACGCGCGTATCAAGACGATCTCCCGGATGTTCGCGGAGCGTTCCCAGATGTTCCAGACCGTAATCAACGCAAAGCCGGTCTTGCGCCACACCAATCCCGAAAACCTGCGTATCGCGCTCTATGCGCCCGCCATGGACCAGATGAACGCTATGGTGCTGTCCGACACCTACAATGACAAGTATCTCCAGTATGCGACCTATGAGGCGATTAACTTCTGGCAGAACATTGAGGAGCCCGACACTGTCAATATCGCCCCCGTGTATACCGACACCACCGGAGCGCTCAAGCAGGTGGAAGTTGCGAAGCCTGTGGAGAAAGCGGGCATTTTCGGCATTATCCATGACCGGGACGCTCTGGGCTACGCGATCGTGAATGACTGGGCACAGCCCACCCCGTTCAACGCGCGCGGCGGCTACTGGAATGAGTTTTATCATTCCACGTTCAAGACCATTTCCGACAACACCGAGAAAGCCTGCGTCCTGTTGCTGGACTAACAGGTGTTAAGGGAGACCGGGCAGCCGGTCTCCCTTTGGAGGAAAGTATATGAGCTTTAAAGTCAGACTCTATACAATCGAAAAATACGACCGGAGCACGAAACAGCCCACCGGGACCGGGAAAGAGTATGAATGCCTTGCAAACACTCCGTTCTCCGTCCTGTCTCCCTCATTGCGGCTGGCTACCGGGGACGCGGTGAGCGTATACAATTATGTATATGTGCCCTCTGTGGACCGGTTCTATTTTGTCAACGAGTGGACCTATTCCCGTGGTCTGTGGGAGGCGGAATGCGCTGTTGATGTGCTGGCCAGTTGGAAAAGCTATATCGGAGACAGTACGTTGTACGTGTTGCGTTCGGCGGCGCAGTCCAACGGAGCTGTTATCGATATGGCATATCCTACCACGGCGGAGCTGTCCGTTGTGCAAAAGGCGTTCACTCTGGCGGACAGCGATCAGTTGCCGTGGAAGTATGACGGCTCAAGTGGTGGTTATATCGTGGGCATTGTCGGATACGGCGGAGCCGTGGGTTACTGGTATATGCCCGGGGCGGTATACGGGAATTTCATGAGCCAGTTATTCAATCCCTCTGTCTATGATCTTCAAGCGGAGCAGGAAAAGCGGGATTTTAACCCCATTCAGTATGTGGTGTCGGTCATGTATGTGCCGTTCACTATGTCGCCAACCGGCACTACTTCCATTAAGGTGGGTTGGTGGACGCTGGAAGGTATTTCCGCGTGGTATCTGGGAAGCGTCGATTTTCAGATAATGAGTTCGGGGAATATAGCAGTTCCGAAGCACCCGCAGGCGAGCCGTGGCAAGTACATGAACACCGGTAACTTTTCCAGCTATGCCCTTCAGCTCCCCTGTTTCGGTGTGGTGGAAATTCCCCCGGCTCTGGTGCAGGACAGCACCACAATTTCTGTGGATATCCAGATAGAGCTTGCCACGGGTTCCGGCATTCTGACGGTAAAGGCGTCAGGACGTACACAGCCTATTATCATTCAAGAAACGCAGGTGGGCTGTCCGGTGCAGATCAGCCAGATTACCGGCGGGTTCCTGTCGAATACGGCCCGGGCGATCACTACGGCGGTAGGTTCGGAGAGCGTGGCCGGTCAAGTTGTCCGGGCGGCGCGGTCCGCGATCTCCGCTGTGGGTGAGCTGGTGCCGTTTGTCAATGTGGGTGAGTCCACTGTCAGCACTAAAGGCAGTAACGGCAGTCGCGGCATGACCACGATACAACCGGCATTGCTGGCAACGTTTAGTCTAGTGACGGACGAGGACGTTCAGCACCGGGGCCGTCCGCTGTGTAAGCTGGTGCAGATTTCCACGTTGTCCGGTTACATTCAGGTGGCAGACGGCGATGTGCTGGCTCCCGCAACAGAAAGCGAGTTGCGGAGTATTAAAGCGTATTTGGAGGGAGGTTTTTTCTATGAGTAGCTACGGCGGCGCGCCGGTATTCTACGATCACCAGAATATCGTGCTGTCGGAGGTATCCCCCTCCACGGTCCACAGCCAGAACACACAACTTGTACATTACTACAAGCGCTATCTGTTGCAGAAAGCAATGTCCGTGTTCAAGTGGAAGCTACCGGAGCACTGGAATAGGGATTATCTGTTGTATTCTCTCTATTGCTGGGGCGTGGTGGCCGTGTTCAATACGGACCGGTTCGGCGTTATTCCGCAGATGTGCGGTCTGGGCGGATACGGTGTGTTCTATCAGCCCACGCGGGCGATCATTGCTAATCCGCTGATCAACCGGAGCATTGAAGCGAGAATTGGCGAGACGTGCGAATTGCTCAAGCTTCAGCCGGATTTTGGCGGCATTATGGATATGGTGGCGCAGTACGCGGAGCTGTTGGCGCTCACGTCTGAAATGGTGTCCATGAATGTGGTCAATTCGAAACTGTCCTATGTGTTCACGTCTGGAAACAAGGCCGCGGCGGAAAGCTTTAAGAAGCTGTACGACAAGATCACAAGCGGAGAGCCAGCTGTTGTGGTTGACAAAGCGCTCATGCTCCCGGACGGCTCCAAGGCGTGGGAAGCGTTTGAGCAGAATTTGCGGCAGAATTTCATTGCCGGGGACGGCCTGTCACTTCTGCGGCAGATTGAAAACCAGTTTGCAACGGATATCGGCATCCCGAATGCCAACACAGAGAAGCGCGAAAGGGCCGTTGTGGACGAGATCAACGCGAATAACGTGGAAACCTATTCCAAATGTGCGCTTTGGTTGGAGTCCTTGCAGGACGGCTGTGAGCGCGTGAAGCGGATGTTTGGCGAGTCGCTGGGCGGTGAGCTGGCGGTTGACTGGCGTTTCCAGCCGGTTGTCGAGAAGCCGGAGGACAGCGGGGAGGTGGACGACGATGAAAAGTAGTCTTTCCATTCTGGGGCTGTATCAGTGGGACAAAACACTGTTTGACCCCATGACCGTCCCCGCTGGCGTGGATAAACAAACGGTGATCAACAACATTCTAATGGACTGTGCAGAGCTGGAGGTCCTTTATTCTAATCCGGATACGATGAAAACAGCAATCTCCATTTGGAGTGGCCTGTCGCAGAATAGCTGGAACAGAATGCAGGACGCGCTGACGGCCAGCTACAGCCCCATTGAGAATTATGACCGCTATGAGGACTGGGAGGACGGAAACACCAGCGAAGCGAGTTCGCAGGTGGCCGCGTATAATGACTCCACAATGGCGAACGCGGACCGGGCGACCAGTAAGGGCACCGGGACCCATTCCGGGCACCTGCACGGAAATATCGGCGTGACTACCAACCAACAGATGATCACCGAAGAAATGGAAATGCGCGCCAAGTATAATATGGTGGACATTATCACCGGGGAGTTTAAGCGGCGGTTCTGTCTGCTGGTATATTAGGAGGTGAGAACATGGCTTTTGAAGTATTCCCCTATTCTAATCTGCATGATCTCAATTTGGACTGGATACTCAAGCAGGTCAAGACGATCTCCGAGTATCAGGGCAGTTTTGACCAGCAGATCGTGGCGCTGTCTCAGCAGATCGTGACTATTCAGAGTCAAATCAATGCGGAAATGCAGAGGTTCCAAAACGCTGTAAATGCGAGTATCAACGCCCAGACCCAGACGTTGGCAAGTTTTCAGGACGAGCTGGACGTGCACACCGCGGCCATCGCGGAGCTGGAACAGGCATTGCAGGACAGCGTGGTTGGTCTACAGCAGTTCGTATTGCTGAATATTGCGGAGAACAATATTCGGCTGAAAGACGAGCTGTCGCAGGATATCCGTAACTTTACGGTCATCAATCCTTTTGACGGCACCAGCGTGACGGTTCAGCAGATGTTTGATACTCTGGCGCAGTTGCACATGACCGACTCCCTGACTTATAGTCAGTTGTCCGGTAAGGGCAAGACTTATGCGCAGTTGGCCGCGTTACAGATCACCTATTTTAATTTGATTAACCACGGAGCAAGTCTGGTTAAGTAAAGAAGGAGGATTATACTATGCCTACTACTACCACTCATTTCAATCTCAAGAAGCCCGCCGGCGATGATCTCTATAACCACCTGACAATCGACAATCCGAACATGGACGCCATCGACAAGGCTATGTATGACAACCAGCAGGCGGCAATTTGCACCGCCACGCATAGCAAGGTTGGCACGGTTCAGACGCTGACGCGGCAGGGCGGTAAGAGTTCTATGTTCCGGTTCGTGGCTACGGCGGCCTTTGCGGCTGGTGATACGTTCACGGTGGACGGCCAGGCCGTGACGGCTACGCTCCCGGACGGTTCCGGTCTGAGTGCTGGGGCGTTCGTTATCAATTCCAATGTGCTGTGCTGTCTGGTCGGTACGCAGATGACGGTGTACACTGTGGCGGGTGCGGGCAGTCTGGACGCGGCTACGCTGGAGGGACACCCTGCAAGCTATTTCGCGGTTGCTGACGAGACGGCGAAGAAGAGCACCAGCCAGAATGTGACGTTGAATACGGGGCTCTGGACCAGTTCCGGTGAGCTGTATACCCAGAGCGTGAGCGTGGCTGGTGTGACTGCCGCAAGCAATCTGGTGATTGGTCCCGCGCCCGAGAGCTGGGACGGCGCTGTGGCGGCGCAGGTTCGGTGTACCGCGCAGGGCAACGCGAGCCTGACGTTTACGGCGAGTAAGTTGCCGATAGCGGCAGTCGTGATGACGGTTATCATCGTCGGCTAAGACGATCATAATACCAAGGTGGGCGCGCAGGGGCCCGGGATTGCGCCCGGGCGGGGACGCAAATTGATTTACAAGGAGGGTCTTATATGGCTATTGTGAATACACATTATGGGTTCTGTGCCAAGGGCGGCGCGGCGATCAAGTTCACGTATACCGGCGAGTATAATGTGAGAGATGACGGCGTGGTGGAGTTACTGACGAGCGGAACTCTGGTGTTTCTGGACCCGGCGGTGATTGATGTGTTTTGTGTTGGTGGCGGTGGACATGGTGGAGAGGTGCGCGTCAGCACTACAATTGCAGCGGGAAGTGGGGAAGGTTATGGCGGCGGCGGCGGCGGATTGACCAGCACTGCAAAAAATGTAAATGTCCAAGGGAGCATAAACGTAACCATTGGGGCTGGTTCTAATGAAGTTTCCACTTCCACGGAGGAAGTTCGCGGAGAAACAACGTCATTTGGCAATATTCTAAGCGCATTAGGGGGGCTATCTGGGTATGTAAATCGTGGAGCAACGGGAGGAGTAAGCACTAAGAAGAGCACAGAAGGCCGCACTGGCGGAAGTGGCGGTGGTGGTGGCGTTACAAATAATTCCGATTGGGGGGCTGGTGGAAGTGACGGCAGCAATGGAGAAAATGGATACTATGGTAGTTACACACCTAATGGTGGAGCAGGTCAAGGAACTACAACGCGAGAATTTGGAGAAGACGGTGGCAAACTGTACGGCGGCGGTGGCGGCGGGGGACGATATCTTTATGGAACAACGCCGGTAGTTAGTAGCGGCGGTAGCGGTGGCGGCGGTTCTGGAGCATGGAGTAGTAGTAGGTACACTTATTACCAAGCGGCAGCTGCTGGCGGCGCAAACA